CCTGTATCTGTTGCATACGTAGCAACTCCTTTTGTGCCTTGTGCCGTTAAACTAATATCCGCAGGTGGAATAACATATGTATCGTCTAATTGCCAATTTAGTTCGGTAAAAGGGAACGAAACTAAAATATCGCCTATTGTTTCATTGGTTAATAGATACTCGTTGTAGAATATATCGTAGTAGCCTATAATCTTCTTTCCTGCTTCGTACACCTCTTGAAGTACTCTCTTGAAGTACTTACTCATTTTACCTGAAATAACGTCTACACCGTCTAATCCTGCCCTAATCGGCTCACTTCTAAAAGGGTCAACAAAGTAAATGTTATTATTCCACTCTGCATAGCTTTCTTTAGCGTTACCCATTCCGATATTCTTACCGTTGTACCGTACACTATTGAATAGCCTTGTGGATAAAGCGTATTGAGTGTCTGCTGATTGGTCTTCCACGATTGTTTGGAACACAGGAACGTACCCTACCTTTAATTCTTGCAAGACCACTAAGACGTTATTCCTCTGTCTTATTTTTCTAATCCAACCATAGTTTGATGAAGTTTCTCCGTCACCCTCTCCGTAGATATTTTCAGGGTAAAATCTTGTCAGTCCATTTACTAAGCTATCTCTTTGGAATGTTTCTGACCAACAAATACTTGCCTTTCTCTCTATCCTTCCTCGTTCATCGTTATAGCTTCTTGGTTTACCGTAAGAAGTAAATGCACTTGCGTAGAAGTCGCTAAAGTTAAAGTCCTCAACAACTAAGCTATCTAACTGGTTTAAGTCAACACCGTTAGCCATTTCACGACTCTTGATATAAATATCACCCTCTCTAATATCGCCTGAGGTAACAGTATGCGCTCCATTAACAATAGGGTAGCTTTCGCCTATTTCATACAATACTTGCTCGGTGTATTCCGTTGTTCCGTTAATAACCTCTGTCCGTTTCTTAGGGGTGTAAATCTCCAATAAGACGTTATTTCCTGTCAATGTAGCTTGTGATACTCCTGACGGAATATTAACCTTTAAGATATAGTCAATAATTGTAGGGTCAACCGTATCAACAACAATTTCAAAGTCAACAACGCTAACATCAATCTTGTCTAACCATACTTTAGGTGAAGTATTATCAGCTAATATATAATACACAAAAGTACACCTATCTCCTGCTGAATATTCGTAACTCAATACACTTGAAGGGTATGCTTCGTTAAACTTCTTTAGTGGATTAATATTGAAAGCAAAGTAAGTAGACGTTGTAAGCGTTGTATCTAATGTACCCTGAACCCACAATGTTGTTTGGTGAGTGTTATTCAATGACAAACCCCACCCGTAATACGCTGCGTCTGTCGGTGGGTCGTGGTATATCTCCCAATGAATCATGGATGCTAACCCTTGCAATTGAGAATAAGAAAGTGTTTTTACTACATAGCTTTCATCGGTGCAAATAGGGAAGTATCTGCCCCATTTATCTTTATACCACAAGAAAGCCTGATAGCTTGAATTTGACTTTAACCCCGACTTACTGATTGATGCCCCTGTTCCTGCCAATGCCAACTCTAAATCGACAAGCAATACTTGCTCCCTCCCACCGTCAGGCGTTTCGCTCTCACGCCTTGTAGTAAGTTGTAATGTCCAATAAAGTCCATCGAATAAGTAGACTGTTGTAGGATAAGGCAATGACGCAGCGAAAGCCCTTACCGCAGCTTCCGTATTGCCGTCTTGACCTGCCGTTACTGTATAAGTATAGGTATCGTATATAACTCCGTCTAAGTTGGAGAATACAATCTTAAATACATCACCTGTTTGTGCTACTCCTGCGTAATAGATAACTGCTCTACGGTAAGAAGCTGGTTTTACTTGTTCTTGTTGCCAATTCTCTACTCTTAATGCAACCGTAGGGTCAGGAGGTACAACCGCAATATCGGGGTTGTAACTAACTGCTTGAACCAATACATCTGTTTCAGGTCTGTCATATCCCTCTGTAATACCTCCTAAAGCTAATACGTTACCGTTTACACTCTCCAATGTTTCGCACTTTAAAGGAACGTGGTCGTAGTCTAAGTCAGTTTCTATCGGGTCAATATTGGTATATAGTCCGTCATTGTAAAAACAGAATGAATAGGTATTTGTTGTCGGGTCGTATGCTTCCCTAATCTCGGCAGTTAAATCTATTGCACTCGGTAGGGTTAGAATATAATCTCTATCAACAGTTAATATAAAAAAGAAATCAAGCGTTCCTATTCGTGCAGCTACATTGATTTTCTGTACTCTATCTGTGCTTATATTTAATCCAACAACTAATGTATTGTTTGACGTTACGCTTGTTCCAACAGAAGGTGTGGATTCATTTTCAGGAACTTCACGCTTACTGATTATCGACCACGCACTATATTCGTTGTCTAAATAAACATACTGATAAGTGAATTGGAATAGACTGCCCTTTAAAAGGTTTACAGACCTTGTTTCATCACTCCTGAACTCTACTGTCGGAACAACCATTGGTTGCGCCTTAATGATTAAAAAATCTTCCTCTGTAAGTGTTACATAGCCACCTGATTCAAGTCTTGTAAGATTAATCATGTACGGCTGTCCGTTTCCGTCAGTCCACGCTAATAAATAATCATTGATTAGCTTAATATCGTTCACATAGTACAATGGATTTAATGGTAGTACATTATCTGCACCTGAATCAGTTAGATTTTCAAATATGTTCGTGATAGTGTTACTATCATAATCTAACTTAGATATTAAGTGATATTCCTGAGAATTGTAGATAAACGAATAGGCGGTTCGTGTGACTTCAAAACCTGCTGCCCCGATTGCCTTGTTTAATCCCGTTGGAAGTGTGTTTGCTATTAATGAGTTACTTTCAGGGTTTGTTGCAAGACCTTCTTCACCATCCTCTGTACCATTTACCCGTAAATTATAGGAATCTACGAAATCTTCCTGACCGATTAACTCGATAGCATCGTCAAGATTTAAACCTCCGTTCCTAAATATCTTTATATTCTCTGGCATATCTTTAAGCCTTCGCAGTCAAAGTTGTTAGCGACCTTTTCTTATGAGTAAATTCAGAAACCAACGCTTTATTAATTCTCATTTTAGCTAATTTACGCTCTCTGTAATACTCGTTCTTGTATTCCCTAACTTGACTCGCACTAAACTTTTTAATTAGGTCTGTGGCTTGTTTCCAACGTAAATAGCATATAAACGCTTCCTCTGCCCTTACATCAATTTCGTAGTCGTCTGCTAATTCGTCATAACCATCACTAAGGTATTCCAATAGCATTTCTTCGTATCGTGTGTGTTGGTTAAGCAAGATTACTCCTGCGCCTTCATCAATGTCAAACTCGGTAATATTAGCCGTACCGCTATTCAATCCAAACAGGTTATAGCTTGTTCCTCCGTTCCAATAATTACTATACAAATAAGGATAAGGCAACGGTGCTACGTAGTTTCCTATTGTGGTTAATTCAGGAACTCCTTCATTACGCTCTACCTGTTGTGTGTAGATTGCGTGATACTGCGATAACTGCTCGTTTTTAGTGAACGTAATTATCTCCCCTCTTTCGTTCACAATACCCATTTTTGAGTACGTTAAATAGTCTTGTGGCAACGTAACGGTCTTATTCGGATTGACAGGCAATAGAACAGTCTTAAACTGCCCTGTAATGTCAAGGTTAAACTCCCTGCATCCACGAACACCAATATTATACAACCTTCTGAATTGATGCGAACTTTGGTCGGCACTATCCAAAAACTGTGCGATTATCTGTCTTAGTCCTCTTGTCATGGCTTATACTGTTGGTAAATCTCTTGCATCATTCACTACGTCTTGCGGTATTCCCTTAGTTTGTCTTAATCTCTGATACACCCTATCTATAATATCTAACTCTACACTCTTTGGTACGTTTAATATCGCATCCAATAAATCCCCTGTCGAACTGACTGCACCAATCATTGTTATATTCACCGCACTAAACATATATTCCTGAACATTGTCGTAGTATAGGTTTCCGTTCTCAATGTAAGCTAAAATAAAGCCACGTATAGGCTCTAACATATCCTGCATGAACTTATCCTTATTCTTCATTAAAACTATCTGTCTGCGCCTTCCCTTAATACCTAATGGAGTGATATTAACTATCTCCTGATTATTAGGCAACGCAGCAGGTATCTGTGGTAATACAGAGTACTTTTGATTCAATACCGTATCAATCGTTACCGCTACATTGGTAAAGGTAGAAGTGAAGGTATCGTTTGAATAGGTCGTTTCTCCTGCGTTGCTATTCTCAAAAGCATTTTTACGTGCCTGAAAAGCAACTTCCTGCGCTACTAACTCGGCAATATAACGTAGGGAAAATGAAGCATCATCCTGCGGAATACCCTGATAGTACATAGTACGTATCTGCTCACTAATCTTTTTATAACTCGTTCCTGCCATTATTTTGATTGTTGAGTTTCAACTTGTGCAAACTGTTGTAGCATACCATCTCTCATATTAATTGAGATGTCTTGTAATAGTAAGTAAATGATATTATCAATATCCAAATCAGACCATTGAGGTTGTACCGAAGTAACAGGATTGTAAACAGGATTTCTACCACTAACCTGTGATACAACAATACTAAATCCACTTCCCGTTCCACCAATATTTACTGCACTTGACGACAATACATCACCTACCACATAACCGTTACCTGCCGTAGTTACTGTGACACTTGTAACACCGCCCCCTGAAACCACAATCGTAGCTTTCGCACCTGTTCCTGTTCCACCTGTAAGGGTAACTCCCGTATAAGTTCCTGTGGTATATAGCGTTCCATTAACCAATGTATTTAATGCCGTAATACCATTAAGCGTATAGCCCCAATAAGAGGTCGTAGGGGCTTTTAAATAAACTAATGTTGCAGTAGCTAAGGTTAGTGGATAAAACTGTAAGAACGTCTTATATTCGGTGTAAATAGGGTATTTAACAGTAGGCGGTTCAATTGCACTTGACAAATGATTTGCTAACCTGTCTTTCTCTACCCTCATTATAGGATATTGAATACTTGACTCGGTATGTGTTAAACTATCTACGTGGAATAAGTCACTCGGAATAGTATATTGTCCTGCCGTAGCACCGCTTGTAGGCATACCTGTAATAGCCACAGGGTCACTCATAAACTTACTTAACGCATCAGATATACGTTGTGTTTTATAGTAAAGGTCATAAAGTGAATTGTAGTATTTTATTTCGGCACGTGGAAACAACAAATTGAAGTCATTAGGGCTTATATTCCCATTGTACCCATTTTTGTTTGCCCTGTACTTGGTTAAATTATATACTTCGTTTATTGTACTCATAGTAACGTATTACTTAAAACAAATGTAATATAAAAACCCCTACACTTTTTCAAATGCAGGGGCGAACAAAGAGAGAATTGTGGACATAATCCTCTTTTTGTGTTTTTACATTTTTGATAGGGTTTCAAATAGTCCTAAAACTGTTGTTTCTCCCTCTACGGCACGTTTTGCCAATTCATCAGCTACATCACCGTAAGCATTAACACTCACAATATCCTGACCACTTTCTTTCCACAACAACTTACCGCTATCCTTATTCACAATCAACAATCCATCTTTAATCGCTTGTGAGAACGAATAGATATACTTGTTCTTTGGATTGACAAAGTGTTTAAGGAAATAATCAGGGTTTGCCTTAGCACGAACAATAAAGTCCTTTCTGATACCGTCATCACTTTGGGTCTTAATACCCAAAACTGATGCAAACTCGTACATCTGCTCTAAGCTTGCTTCTCTCGCTGCTTTCTCTGCTTCGTAAGACTTATCCAAAATGTCTTGTGTAGCTTTAAGGATAGCATCAGGGTTTAACAATCTGAATAAAGGCGGTTGTTGTCTTAGCTTAACTTTCTTACCTTCAAACAAATCCTGAATCATTAACGCTGCGATTTTGTTTTTCTCTACACCACGTACACGCAACATACCGTCAACAAACTCTAACTGATTTTCAGGGAGTGAAAGGATATTCCCTTCTTCATCCTTAGACAAGTCACGTTGCTCGTCAACCCAAATAGAATTTTCGGTGCTGATAAACCGCCACGCCCTTTGCTTGTTATTTTCTTCGTCATACGCTAATCCTGCGTTTGGTATAGCTACCATTGGAGGATAGACAGAATCACTCTTGCCTACGCTCTTTTCGCTTTGCCTACCCGTAATTACTACTACTTCGGGCTTGTAGATTTCATGGGTCTTTACCAATTCAAATTCATACACTCGGTCTAAATCTGTGTCTAATACTTTCTTTTTAGCCCAATTCGGGTTTCCCCCTTTTTTCTTTTCGATTACTGTTTCCATTTTTCTCTTTTGTTTTTTATTTTAATGCGTATTTGTTTAACATGTTGTTTTCTTTTAGAAAATTGATATGCGCTTCGTGCGCTTCTTCTTCCGTTTGAAATCTGCCTATGTATTGCTTTTTGTTATTAAACCAACAAGCACTCTCCCATTTACCTGTATGAGCAAATACACCCACGTATTTTGATGACCTTTTAACTCGTTTACTCGTAGAATGATGTGAGTTTTCTAATTGAGAAACCCACTCTAAATTTTCAATGCTAAAATCTAATTTATCACTATTGATATGATTAATGTATCTTTTATTATCAGGGTTGTCTATAAAATGAGTTGCAACCATTCTGTGTATATAGTGACTTTTTGACTTCCCGTTAATCCATAAAAATAAATAAGGATAACCGACTTTACCGACAGAATATTCTTTAAATGGTTTCTTCTTATTATTTAAAGATTTAACCCGACCTAAATTTGACACCTGATACAATCCTTCGTACCCAATAATGTCTTTCCATATTTCTTCCATAATATAAAATTACGAAGAATTTTTTGGTTAAACAAATTCGGTTAGACAATTAAGCCTAACCGAATAATGTTTGTTAAATTACGCTTTCTTCAAAATCAAATATTGATTTGCGCCAAAAACCATAACTCCTGCGTAACTTTGCTGAAACACATCTAACTCCAACTTGGTAGTTTTACCGTTTGGTGAAAGACCTCCTGTTTCTCCAATCACAACCTTTCCAAATCCCGGAATGTTCTGATAACGTACACAGAAATTAGGAACAATATTGCGTGTTCTTGCGTCTTGTCCTTTTCCTTTTGGAATTAACAGACCGAAGTTATCACGGGTTGTTCCTGCTGCTGCGTTACCGTAAAATGCAGGATTGGTGAAAGGTAGGTAACGAGTGAAGTTGTACTTACGTTGGTACGGAGTGAATGACTTAAATCCTCTCGCAAGGTCTAAATTATCCATGCTACCGCTTTGTGCGTAAAGTATCGCTCCGTTGTTGAAGTCGTTACCCAATGCGTTCTGAATGTCGATGTGTTGGTTTGTATCACACAACCAATCGTATTCTTGCGCACCACCTTGTGAATCAAGCTGACGCTCTACTTGTGCAAAAGTGGTTTGCGCTCCCATTGAGGAATAGTACTGTGTAGTACCGTTTGCCTGAACCTGCTGAATAACACCTGCTGAACCTGACTCGGTATAACCTAAGTTATCAGTTAAGTTGGAATCCATTAATGCTACTTCCTTCTGCATCATCATTTCGTAGTTGTCGTCTTTCAACTGCTTGTACTTGTAGAAACGCTGACCGTCAATCTCGAAGTCAATCCTCTCTGCCATAGACAAATCGGTGAACTTACTGTCTTTACGGATTTGAGTACAGTAGTTAGTGTACTTGTTGATGTTACGAACCTCTGTACCTGTGTAATCAGATGCTTCACCTAAATACTTGTAACCTCTGTTTTGCAATACGTCACCTGCAAGGGTTGAAGCATTGTCGGTAGAAATTACAGGAGTCAACACAAATGTATGAGCATAAGGTGTTGATTTGTTTGGTGCTGCTGATACTCTTGACTCTACGCCTGTACGTGCGTTGTAGTAAATCTGTCCTTCATTTGGAAGTGAACGAGTTCCTGATGCAGAATAACCGCCTGTTGCTACTGTAATTGTAGCTGCTGCTCCTGCTGAAACCGATACTGCACCTTCTGATTGAACAAATCCCATTACACGACCTGCTTGTTCGTACCAATAGAACAACTTATTGTCGGTAGGCATTTCATTTCCTGCCAACTCATTCATCATTACAATTGGAACGAATTTCCATTTGTCGATGAACTGATTGTACGCACGTGGTACGATAATGTTTAGCTCACTTATGAGCGTACCCGCTCTGGTTACGGAGGGGGTGGTAAAACTTGATGGTAATGATAAATCTGGCATTGTCTTAATTTTTTAGGATGTAAATAAATTTGTTAATTACTCTCCTGCTTCTAACGCTACTTGCCAAAACGGTTTCTGAACATTAACATTCGCTTGGGACTTATCCTCAAAATCAATGTTCTTTATATCTTTGGAAATAACTTCTTTGCGTGTTGCGGTTTTAATCTGCGTTGCCACAGAACCAATCATTTTACCCTCATTCTCTAACCTATACACATCCTCGGTAATACGTAAGATATTTGGGTTTCCTTCTTGGTCAAACCAACCACGCTTTGTTAAATACTCTCCTGTGTTGAAACCTTTCATTGTTTCTGTAAGGGATACCTTTTCCTCATTGGTAATCTTGTAAATAACATCCTCGCCATTTACTTTGTACTTAAAATCGGATAATTTAGGCAACTCTGACACAACCATTGATTCCCATTGACGATTGGCTTCCGCTATCTGCTCAGGGGTAGGTTCATTTGAGATTGTATTATCATTTGTTATTGCAGGAAATTCTATTTGTTGCTTTTTTGATTCAAGCTGAATACGATAGTCCTCTGCCTGTAAAGCAAGAAGGTTTTCTTTTTGGTCAACTAAATCATTAAAGGCTTGTGCTTTCTCATATTCGTCAGGGTAAACATCTGCGTCAATCTGAGATAAGTCTTTCTTTGTTGGAATGTCGTACTTTGTTTTAAACTCTAAGTCTAAACGCTTGTCTGTCCAATCAGGGTGTTCTTTGCGTAATCCTTCTTTCACTACGTCAAAGTCTGACATAACGGAATAGTCTTTACGCTTCTCTGAAAGATATTTAAGTACTTCTTCTTCTTTACCTTGTGCTAATGCTTCGTAGATACGCTTGGCATCTGCATTAAGTTCAGGTAATTCAGGTTTGGGAGTTTCAACAACCTTTTCAACCACCACTTCGGCAGTAGTTTCTGCTACCGTTTCAGGGATAACAATTTCTGTTACGTTTTCGGGTGTTTCAACGACAGTTTCAGCAACAGGTGTTTCGGTAACTTGTTCTTCTACCGTTTCTGTTGTTGCAGTCGTTTCTTCGGGTGTTGCAATCCCTTCTTGAAAATCGTCTATCATGGCTGCTTCCCACGACGTAGCGACATTGATTTTTTCTTCTGGCATAATATAGATTTGTCTTTTAAATTCTCTGAAACAAATCTATACTACTTTTTTTAATGTTTTTTCACCTTACATTAACGGTTGTTCTTCTTGCATCATACCGCCTTCTTCCATAGCCATTTGCTCTTGCATCTGTTGTTCTTGCATAGCCATTTCTTCTTGCTCTTGATCTACAAGATTTTGTGCTTGTTGGTCTAATAATGCTGATTGTAACATATTTGTCTGTTGAATACCTTCCAATGCCCACGCAGGGACTTGTTCGATACTACCACCTTCTTTATTCAGTATAGACTTAATTGTTTCAACCTTAGCTATCTGAGTGAACTTAATTGCTTCCGTAGATTTTAATGCTTCTATCTCGTCTAATCGTGCTTGACGTTGCAATTCTGCCTTAACCTGTTCGAGTTGAATATCGCCTTGCGACTTCGCTTTTGCGGCTTCAACGGCAGCCATAGTATTTGCCTGACTATTTTCCATAGCTTCCAATCTCCGTTGCTTATCACGCTTCCTCTGTCTTGACGCTAAGAAATATGAAGCATACGTAACATTGGTTTTTGCCAACTGCTCAGCTTGTAACGCATCCTCTAATGTTATCTCCTTATTGTTTAAGGCTATGTCAATTCTGTTCTGCAATACCATTTGTGCCGTATCATCTATCACCGCTTCAATCTTAACGTCAAACTGTGTACGCTCAAAGTCGTCTGTTCCTTCTACTCTAATATACTCAACCTTGTCACTTCCTAACGCTGCCATATAACCCTCATACCCACCTTTCTTATACACCAATATATCCCAACCCAACTGTTGTGCTTTCTGTGCAGTCGGTTCCATGATATTTAGGTAGGAATTGTAGATATAGTTCGATGAACTCTCACCTTGTTTCCTTGCATCTTCAAACACTTTTGCACCTACCGCCTGATTGCTTATCTGCCCTGAATCTAAACTGTTAGAGCCTACGATAATAACCAATTTTTGGTATTCTGCTTGCCATTGTGCTTCGAGTTGTTGTAGCTTATTGGAGAAATTGACATTGTTTGGCGTAATAGGTGGGTTTCTCGGTGTTTCTCCGTTATCATCCAACCCTTTGTAATACATATTACCTGTTTGTAAGTATATACCGTAAAGTTGCAATGGTGAAACTACTCCTATTCCTGCACCTAAGTCAATATCCGATAACCCTGCAAAGTCAATGTTTGAACCATCAGGGGCAATTGTAGCAATAATATTTTGTACTTTGAGATTAATCAACTGCATCATCTTAATACTCGGTATCATGGTTTCAATCATTGGTGTATTAACCATTTGATTGTTGTTATACATATACACCGAATAGGGAGAATAAACCTCTGATAAGTTCTTTTCAGGCTTAATCATGTGTTTGCTTAATCCCCACTCTAAAAGATATTCTGTATTAACGATATAAGAGCCTGTATAAGACACATAATACTCATTGGACTTCTCATATACCTTGCCTTCTTTTAAGGTCTTTACAGGGTCTAAAACTTCCTTACCGTACCTATCTGTATTCTTTTCGTACTTTAGGTTATGAAGTGTTTTATACGTTAGGTTACATACTTGCACTCGGTAGGAATCCCACGGTCTTGCAACGGCATTTAGCCATACATAACTCCAATTATAGGTGAATAGTCCGTTCCCGTATTGACCTGAATGGTCACGTGCTAAGTTAAATAATTCTTCTTCGGAAATCTTGTTAGGGTATTTAAGACGTATATCCGTAATGGTCATGTAGTCAACCTCTCCCTGCCATTCCCAATCTCTCATGTCATTCCACTCTGAATAGGAAGTTATGAAGTTGTCAGGCTTTACGAACTTAATCTTTATTCTGCCATTCGGGTCGATATACGTTTTTGTTACGGCATAACCGCAGTTAATCAAATCGTCAAATATTCTGTCCTTAATTACCTTACTCCACTTGTTATCGTAGAATACAAGGTTAATCAGGTTTTCCATAACCACTTCTTCTCTCTCCTTGTAGTTGAAACCAAACTCAATGTCTAATTCTTGTTCATCTTCGGGGTCGGTATCTTTAAAGTCCTCTAACTGTATTCCCGCTTCTTGTTGCAATGCTATTATCTGTTCCTTGTTCTTCATCTTGAACAAGGCATCATCTTTGGCTTTTTTCTTCTTTGATTGCGTGAAAGGGTCTATGGAAACACAACTTATCTTTTCAATACGTTGCATATATTTATCCTTTAACCTGTTTAGGAAAGGAATAGCTATTGGACTCGGTGTGTATTGGAGATTAATAACGGCTAACTGACCTTCTGTGTCGATAATGTCTTTGTACTCCGACATTGGTTGCTTAGAATTAGCGAAAGAACGGTTATAATCGAATCGTTGTTTACGTACCACCCACGACTCACTACCATATCCGCTACGCCATTGCTCGTATGCCGATTTCATCACTTTCATCCCAAACTCAGGTTTCGCCTTTTCATTATCAGGGTCAAGTGTATTAGGCATTGTTGGCTCAAATGTCGGCATAGTTATCTTATTATTAATATCTTTTCAAAGATAATTTTTCTTTTAATTGTATTTTTCATTAAGGTAATCTAAACGGTGTTGTCTTTTTCTGTGTGAAATTGTGGAATATTTTTAGGGTTGTAGGCTCTCGCATATTCTTTACGTGTTCCATACTTCCTAATAACGATATTCCAAATGCTACCGTATCATCACTCTTTGTTCTGTTTTTGTGGTCGTAAACCAACGCATCCTGCAATAACTCAATAAAGTATATCTTGTGACACCGTTCCTCAAAGTAAACGTGGGTAGCATCAAATTGTGCCTGTAACGAATAAGGGTCTTTAGACTTCACTCCAAACAATCGTTTCTTATGCGCTCTGTCAGGGGCAATCGCTGACTTCGGTGTACGCATCAGATAATTTTCCATGCCCTGTTGTTCGTAGTATTCTCTCCAATCCTGAATATCGCTCTCCATGTTTAGCTTAATGCCGTAATACTCACACAATAGCATACAGTTATCGTAGAATATACTTTTACGTGGCGGTCTGTCTGAATATCGGATTATTGGCAGTCCTGAATCAGCACTTCCATCGTCTTTCTTAAATACGTAAAATACACCCTTTGAACCTACTCCATTTTGCATTTCTGATGCTGAATAAGGGTCACCACCTGTACTTCCGAATATCTCATTGTCAGGGGCTTTTAGTCTGTTGATTATCTTGGACTTGTTAGCCATTGACGGATTAGGGAAATCCCAAACCATTTGAAACTTTCCATTCGGGTCACTTCGCCACGCAACCTTACCGTCACCTTGCCGATAGAATGTTACAGTCCTTACAAGACCTTTGGGTGCGTACTCCTGCAACCATGTCATTTGTTCCTGAATATTCATGGAGTTGAAGTAGCAATTCTGACCGTCACTCATAAACGCTTCTTCTACCGTTAATGATAGCTTACGTATTTGTGAGGATAGCTGATTGCCTTCCAATCCTTCCCTTCCCTTTAGAATGTACTCTTTGGTAAACTCTTGTCGTGAATATCCGTACTTATCAATGAATGGTTCGCCTGTCTGTTCATCAATACCGTGATACCCCATATAACCTGCGTTATAGTATCTGTAAAGACCTGATTTAGTCCTTCCGTTAGGTAATCTATCATTCGGGTTACTATCACTCCACAACTGCTTATATGACACCGATGCTTCGTACACATCACCGCTTTCAACTGTTGTTGTTAATAATGCCTTTCCAATAATTGTCGAACCGTTAAGTAAACAGAACTTAACAATTTCCCACATTTCATAAGGGTCTGATTTTTCACACTTGGCACATTCATCCATGACATAGGTTCTCAGCTTGTCGCCATCGTATGCGGAGTTTGTAGAAGGCTTAAAGTCTATCCATGAATTAAGTGCGGGTTTGTATTCTTTAACATCACCTTTAGAACTTCTTTTACTTGGCTCAAAGAAACGCAACTCCTGCTTAGGGTTAGTATCTCCTGCATCCGTAGGCTTTAAGAATAAAGGAAATCTTTGCCACCTCTGAACAAGTTTAGCGAATAATAACTTAGCATCATCCCCTGTCTTGCTTTGCAGACCGAAGTGCGAATATTCCTGCATGATTGTTCTCATGTAGCCGATAATGATAGCTACCTCTCCTTTCCCCCAACGTCTGCTTGTGGTTAAGCATAACCCGAAACAAAAAGGGTCTTTCTCACAGAAATCCCAAATCCAAAAAAACATTTGTTGTGAATCATTGAACGTAGGTCTTTGTCCGTCAATGTAGGAATAGTTTAACATGACGTAATGATAGCCTGTTATCCATTCAAGGTTTCCGTTGTTGAAAAACCAATAGCCGTTTTTTATTCGGTCTGTTTCCTGTCTTAGAAATTCTTCACTCGGTTCTTCCCCTCTTTTTGGTTGTTCGGTATACTCGAACATTTGCATATTTGTTCGGGTAAGACTATTGGCAATATTGTATATTGCAGGGGGTTTAGGGAGTGTTATTTCAAACTCACCTACCGTTCTCTTTCTCTCGAAATTCTCAATTACATTCGCTAATGTATCACGTAGTCTTGCCATTTAGTACATAGTCCTGTATATTCTTAATTTTTTGCTTTGGCTTTTCTTCTTCTACCCCGAATGTTGTGGTCAGCATCTTTGAGAAAGCATTTATCTTATCGGTCTTGTCCACTAATTTAAGGAAAGTATCGACTAATTTATGAGAAACCTCCACTTCGTTATCTTCATCATCTTTCTCCCCTTTAACCATTAAGTCAATATCGGTAGACAATTTACCTGCCAATAGGTCAATAGAGGTCATTAGCTTGATTGTGTTTGTGCAACCTATCGCTTCAACCTTTTCTTCAAGGCTTTCAATATACTTATCTATTTCAGTATTACCCGACCTTAGTTTCTTCATCTTCTATATAATTGCCTGTAAATTTAGTCATTGCCCTGTGCTTTCGTGAATTGTTTAATGCAACATCCGCTTTCTTTCTACGCTTTCTATCCAATAAAACCATTTTATCGTTACAGTAGGTCTGAAACTTCTCAAACTCTCGCTTTCCTATCAGACTTACAACATAGTATTTACGTTTTGTTCCGAACTGCTCTATCCAACCCATTTTTAGTAAGGTATTAACCCTTAAATTAACCATCGGGTAGTTAAACCCTAAGTTATAAGCATCCTTAGCGTAAAAGTGAGTAAAATGATTGACTATAACAAAAAAGTTGAATATCTTAAAGTTTAATCTGTTCTCATGTAGGTATTGAGAGATAATCGGGTAGGTAGTCACTCCGTCTAAAAAGTAAGAATCCGATGCCCTTGCAATCTCTTTCCTCATATAAACCTTATTGATTGGTTTAACTGCTTTAGTAATCTCTCTTAACTCAGCAATTTCTTTCTTATACAACCTCTTATCAACATACCTTGCTTTCTTTACTTTAGATAAGTCCTCTTTCAGTTTCTTAAACTTCTCCGCTAATCGGTTGTAATGGAATCTCTTGGCTACTAACTTGGCATTTATTCTAAAAATAGTAGCTTTCTCTGAAATTACACGCTTGACAAAGATATTCTTAAACTCTCCGTACTCGTCACTACGCTCTATTTTATCCTCTACTTCCCTTGCATTTATCTCTGCCCTAAATCTTCGTGATACCGTACATTGGTTATATCTGATTATTACTCCTTCGGGGCATTTGACCGATTTCTTTAGTCTATCGTTGATTCTAAGACCGAATAAACCCTTGTAAATAACGGAGTGACCCTTAATCATTTCACGCTTAGTAATCGTAGTCTGTGCATCCAATACGTCACGCACAACAACTTCCTTTAGCTTTAACCTCTTAGCTATTTCTTCAATTATCTCGGATTGATATACCTGATGTACTTTTGATTTCATTTTTCAACTACTCCTACTATCCAATCGGGGGTTATCTTAACGTAATTTTCATTGTGAAGATTGATTTCGTATTGGTTATCATCTGCTGTAATGATTGTGTCGCCTACTTTAATATCCGTATCTCTCGGTACGTGAGTGACTTCTAATCGCAAAGGCTCTTTCTTATCTTCATCGGCAGTTAAGAATATGCCCGATGCGGTTCTCGGTGCTTCAATGACAATCCGTTTAGCTAACAATATTCCGTCTGCCATTTCGTAATCATGCTCACCGTTTATCTTGAAAAATATCGCATTAAACTTGATGTACTTAACTCCGTCAACTGTTATTGCCATATCGTACTGTAAGTAGTGCGTATAGACCGTATCGCCCTCTACAAGACCGTAATTCTTGTTAGGCTTAACAATGGTTGCTATTTGCGGTACGGTGTTTTTAAGGTCACGATTTACGTCATACATGGTTTGGTCGCCACCGTGGTCTTCGTAAACCCAACCATTAGGTCGTGCTATCTCTAAATCACCGAACTTAACGACTCTGTTGTGATTTTCATCGAATTGTACCCCTATCCAATCGTTTATCGGTTCTCCGTTTCTTGTGAATACTTCTTCTTCACGTAACAGTATGCAGTTTAACTCTCCGTGAGCAACCATGAACCCTGTGTTTGGCACATAACAAACCCTATCACCTTTGCGTGTCTGTACGGGTCTTAAAACGCCTGTACGTTGATTATAAACTCCGTTACCAATCTCTAATACTGTTCCTTTTACGTATGGCTCTACAATAGTATCGGGTATAATGAGAGAAGTTTCTATTATCGGTTCGTCAGGGAGTATTAATACGTAATTCAGGTTTGGCTTCATGCTAATATTCGCTCTATTCTTAGTTTATTTACTTCACTTAATAATCGGTTTTCTAATATCCATTGCCACGCTTCGGTGTTTCTTCGTTCAAGCAACTCGAAGTTATCTTTTACTAATTCAAATGAAAGTAAATCTTCATCGTATAAATCAATAACAAAATCATAGTTAAATTCAGGCAGATTTTTACAACCCATAAACGCTGAACCCGAATAAGTAGCTTCGAGTAATGAGATATTACTTTTCCCTACATTAAATACATTTTTCCGCAACTGAAAGAACGCTAT